CGAGCATCGTCGTCCAATCTAGTCCAGGGAAGTACCATTACTATTGGCTAACAGAGACTACTGACCCAGACAAATGGGAGGCTGTCATTACAAGTATGGCTGACAAGTACAATGGAGACCCTGCTGGAACTCTATTGACCCAAGTACTCCGAGTTCCTGGGTTTAACAACACCAAGTATGACGGTTCCCCAGAGGTAAAGATTATATCTTTCTCTAACACCCAGTACTCTTGGGACATTATAGAGAAGCACTTCCCCCCAAAACCAAGAGCAGAACCTGACACTACCAAACTTACCAAACCCAAGTTTTCCGTTATGGAGGCTATCAATGCCATATTGTCTGGAGATGCCCTCCACGAGTCTCGAATCCGCCTAGCTATGCACTGGGCTAACTCTGGTATGCCAAAAGAGGATGCCCTCTCTACTCTTAATGGGTATGTCGAGGACGCTATCCGTTCGGGGGGAGTTAACAAAGGCAGGGCAATGGAGCGAATAAGCAATATGCGCCAAGCCGTTGATTCAGCATATGAGAAGGTGGAGATGGAACAGGCTCCTAAGTTTGACGGGGGAACAGTGAGTTCTATGGTTTATACCACTCTCCCCCAAGTGGGTGGGGCTCTTAAACTGATCACTGAGAACATAATGGAATATATGCCCTACCCTTCTTATGAGATGGCTCTCGCTGTTTCCCAGCATGTAGTGTCTGTGTTCGGTGGCGGTCTGTACCACATCTCCAATAAGACTTGTACCCGTAAGCGTACTATCCTTGCTGATACGGGGCGAGGAAAATCAATTGTAGATAAATACTATAATGAGCTAGTCCGCCGTATAGCCGTGCAAGATGTAAAACTGAATCCATACCTGTTCAACGGGAACAACAGCTACGCAGTTAACAACATCCACCTTGAGCTAATCGAGCACCGTGTCCGTTCATATATAATGTCTGAAGCTGGACTAATGGGTAAATCTACTGCTGGAACCACCTCAGAGACCCGAGCGTACATCCTTAATGCCATCTCTAGTTCTAGGAAGTCAGCCATTAACGCCAAACTCCTTTCTGCTAGGACTACTGAGAACAGGAAAGTTAATGATGCTCTTAAAACCGTATATGGGGCTGTGCCTGTATTCCTCTCTGAGTCTGTCCCTGCACAGTATGTAGAGGTACTTAGCAATGCAGATGCTTTCCGTTCGGGTGATATAGGTCGAGAGGAGTTAATCTTCGTAGACCCCCACAAGCCTGAAGAGAACTTCCTCTGTGAGGGAGATATACCTGATAACATCGTGAATCTCGTTTCTCTCCTCGCTCGCACCTTTGAGAACCAAGGAAGCACCAATGGAGACGAACCCTCTAACCCAGACCGTTTCACGGAGGCAATAATGGGCGAGCCAGTTAGAGCCGTCTTCCATTCAATGTGTCAGGGGAACAACAAGGAGCAGAACATCGCTGCTAAGAACGAGGATTATGTTAAACAAGCGATGCTCTCCCGAGTTCCCGAGAAGATCCTGGTTACTATGCTCGTGCAAGCAATCGCTGACCTAGCCCTGAAGCATATAGAGGAATCCACACTCGATGGGTCTCCGCCCGAGATAACCCTAGAGCACTTCCAATTCGCTCTAGATTACCACACTGAACTGAACCGTTCTCTAGTCTCTCAAACCCGTTCTGGGTCAATGGCAGACCCTCTTACCCGTTGTATAGACAGACTCACCTCCCGTGCTCTAGAGTTCGGCACTAACAGTAATGACGAACGAATCGCCATTAATTATAACAAGAAGATCATATCTCGAGCTTGGATCACTAAGGTACTCGACCGTAGTAAGTTCAAACCTATGGATGCACTCATTAACCGTACCTACGGAGACAGAGACCGTGCTATGAAATCCGTCACTAGCTATGCTGAGGACATAAACCTACTTATACCAGTCACACACGGCAGACGCCAACATTGGAAGATTAATACTTAACTTAAAGGATATTTAAAATGAAATTACCAACCCTACTCGCCCGTAAACTACTTAAAGATCACATCTCTGTTCGTATGGAGAAACCCATCGATGTAAACGACGCCCTCGCTGAGTATCAGAAAATGGCTGTGGTCGGTCTGGATATTGAGACCTGTATCGCAGCTCTTAATGTCTGGGTCAAACCCAGCCACCAGATTAACCTTAACAAACTCCCTCCGAACGCCCCTGAATACCTCGCCCTTAAATCCGTATTTGAATTAACCTCCAAAGATGTCCTCGGATGTGCCGTAGATACCATAATGGGTATAATGGATGCTCCCGTAGGCAGTACTAAGGACAAACTCGCCGCTGCTGCTGTAATTAATGAGTTATATGGGGAGAAAGAGCTGATTAAGGATGAGATGCTTACTGACCGTTTAATGATAAACCTCGTAGGCAAGGGGTCGTAGGTAAAAGCTATTTCCGTATGTATCATAGCCCACCACCTTATAAGTTGATGTTTTTGCACGGGAAAGTTTTTTCCTTTTCAAAAACATAGACTTGCGCACAACTTTCCCTTTTTCCCGCTTTCCCCCTAGACCCTGCGTGCACGCGACCCCCTCGCTAAAGGGAAAAATGGGAAAGAGGGAAAGTAAAAAAAAAACCTTTTGTTTATTAGGCTTTTTTTACTTTTTTTACTTTCCCCTCGTATTTTCGTGATTTTCGAAAGTGGATACCTAGAGCATATAGGGGTGACTGCTTGAGGTTACTAGGAGGCGTACGCACACATACACGGTTAAAAACGATTGAGCGTAGGGCGTGCGCATAAAAATACCACCGCTTCAGAACGACCTACGGTCACTTAAAGGGGTGGTACTGGTAGCTATTACGCTGTAAATAACAGTAGTAGTACGGCGTATATGCCTCCCACAGACAGGAGAGCCGTTCCTACGGTAAGGATAACTTCTTTGAACATAGCACTACAGAGGGTATTGCTACCCTCTGCCTCATAGTGGTTGGTTGGTTAGGATAGGTACAGGTGTAGCTCATATCCTTTCCAGTACTCATTAGCGTTACTCTTGCTACGCCCTAGCTCCTCTGTAGCATACAGGATAAACTCCTCCTTTTCTGCTGCCCCGTCGTGCTCTAGGAACCAATCAAATACCCTAGCTCTAGGGTCTACCATTGGGTGGTCTACCCCTATCTCCTTGCTGAACGCCTTGCAGTAGTCCCTAGCGGTACTCTCTGCTACCCCGTACTTCTCAGAGAGAATAACTACCTCTGCCTTGACCGCCATAGCATCCCAATCAACCCCATCAGGGTACGCCCCATTAAGGTATTCTAATGCCTCTCCTTTATGACTTACTACGGATGAGGTTAGCCCGTGCTCTTTAGCGTAGTGTCCGTATGCCTTGGTCGCTTTGTTCAGGCTGTACCCCTGTTCAGTGACTAAGGTTATGATCACTTCATCCCGTGTAGCTCCCGATAATACCATCTCATTTATTGTCTTCATAGCGTATAACTCCTATATAGGTGTACTGGTGGTACGGTTGTACCACCTGAAGCTATTTTACCACGAAACGCCCCAAAAGTCAAGGGGGGAGGGGGGCGGCAAACCCGCGCCAGATACTTCGTGTTCTGTGTGCAATTCTACCAGTTTTTCAACCTCTGACTATTCGGGTCAGAGACTACTAAACACTGACACCTTCTAAACGCCCAAAAACGCCCCCTGCGGGCTGCAATTTTTAGCTATGCCTCGCTCTAAGTTTCTGCCAAAACACGCCCAGACAGCCGCTGAGGCTACCCAGAGTGCTTTTGTACACTCTACGGAGAAGTAATCGAATAAATAATTTGAGTTCTGTAAAAAAATTTAAGAAAATAGAGCTTCACAACGGAGAAAGATATGATAAATGTAAGAGAAAAAGGAAAAGCAGGAGAGCTGGAGTTTTGCCACAGGTTTAACCCCTTCTTCCCCAATGGCGAACTGAAACGAAATTTGCTTCAGACTCGGGAAGGTGGGGCGGATGTAGTTGGGTGCGAGCCGTTTCAGATTGAGGTCAAGAGGTGCCAGAAGATCGAACAACGGAAATGGTGGAGGCAGGTTAAAGCGGCGACTAACGAGGGAGAAGTACCAACGGTTGCCTACCGAGCGAATAAACAACCTTGGCGATTCCTGTTGCCTTCTGAATTACTGGGGATAAGAGATGAGGGGTTTGTGGAGGTTTCTGAAGAGGTGTGGTTAAAGTTTGTGATCCAGGTGTTTGACAAGATACCCCCTTTTTAAGAAGGAATAAAATTATTTTCCGAATAATTAATTTGAATTATTTTAAAAAATTTGAAATAATTGGGTTCTGAAAATTGATTCAGGTTAAGGAAGACCAGAGGACAAGAATATGGCTGAGTATATTCCTTCTAAAACCATGATCAATTTCCACAAAGATGAGACATTTGTTCGGGCATTAATGGGTCCGATTGGAAGTGGGAAGTCTGTGGCGTGTTGTATGGAAGTGCTGGCGAAAGCGCATATGCAAAAACCAAATGTACTTGGTATACGGAAAACTAGGTGGGTGATTATTCGTAACACTTACCGAGAGTTAACAGATACGACTATGGCTACTTTCTTTGACTGGTTTCCGAAAGACCTTGGGGAATTCAGACAAATAGATGCTAAGTGGACTTTGACTGGGAAGTTAGAAGACGGGACTAAGTTACACCTAGAGGTATTGTTTAGGGCACTAGACAAACCTTCAGATGTAAAGAAACTACTTTCCTTGGAAGTAACAGGTGCTTGGGTCAATGAAGCAAGAGAGATTCCTAAAGAGATCTTAGATATGCTAATTGGTCGTTTAGGACGGTATCCTAGCAAGCGAGACGGTGGGGCAACCTGGTACGGGGTCATTATGGACACCAACCCACCTGACGAAGACCATTGGTGGTATAGATTATTTGAGGAGACTCAACCTAATAACTATAGGCTCTTCAGGCAACCTTCAGGCACCAGCCCAGAGGCTGAGAATTTAGAGAACTTGCCTAAGCAGTATTATAGCAAGATGAGGTCGGGGAAAGATCCAGAATGGATTAATGTATATGTACACGGCAACTACGGGTTTATCCAAGATGGCAAGGTGATATTCCCAGAGTATAATGATCAGCTCCATTGTGTTCATGATCTAGGTTTAAGTGAAGGGACTAAGGTAATAAAAATTGGGGTGGATTTTGGGTTAACCCCAGCAGCTGTGGTAGCACAGATTGCACCAGACGGTCAAGTTCAATGCTTAGATGAAGTGGTAACAGAAGATATGGGGGCTATAAGGTTTGGCGAAAGGGTTAAAAACCTTATATCTTCAAACTATGATAGTCTCCCAATGGATGGTTGGGGAGACCCAGCTGGGGATCAGAGGTCTCAGGTGGATGAGAGAACACCCTTCTTGGTGCTTAGAGCAGCAGGAGTCCCTCTCATACCAGCTCCGACAAACGATTTTCAATTGAGAAGAGAAGGGGTAGCGAAGTTGTTAACCACCCTAACTATGTCAGGTAGACCAATGCTGGTGGTTAGTCCTAAGTGTAGGATGCTAAGAAAAGCCCTAGCAGGTGGGTACAAATATAGACGGATCAATGCTTCAGGTTCCGAACGGTACGCTGAGAAGCCAGATAAAAATATGTATTCTCATGTGGCAGAGGCATTACAGTATTTATGTGTGGGTTTAGGTTATGGACACGATATCATACGGGGGAAAGAGTTTGGGAATAGACAAATGCTTTCTTCAGTTGGGATGGAGTATGACCCAATATGATCATATATACGGAGATGTTGGAAAAAGATGTCCCTGAGGTGATTGAATTGGGGGCACGGATGCACCAAGAGTCAAGATACAATAGGTGGGAGTATGATAAAAACTATTGTGCTGAAATGGCGAAGAGAGTATTGTCCGAAAAGGGGTTGTTCTTTTCAGACATTGCTAGAGAAGAGGGAAAACTGGTTGGTATGATGTTCGGGTTTCTTAATAGGATTCCTTTCTGCAATGCCAGCGCAGCAATTGATTTGATTGTTTATGTGGTTCCAGAAAAAAGGAACGGTAGGATAGCAATGAAACTGATTAAGGATTATGAAAGATGGGCTAGAATTGTGGGGGCAGAAGAAATCCAATTGGGGGTGTCTTCAGGGACAAACCCTGATAAGGTAGCAAAATTTTATAACAGGCTCGGGTACACATCCTATGGGCACTTTTTACGCAAAGAGGTATAAAGATTATGGGCGGATTATTTAGTTCACCAACACCACCAACACCACCAGCACCAATAGCTCCTCCTTCAAAGAGCGACGCAGAAGTTAAAGTAGCGGCTGACAAAGAGCGTAAGCGTTTATTAGCGAAGAAAGGTAGGAAAAGCACCATCCACACTGGTGGTCAAGGGTTGTTGGGTGCAGCAGATGTAGAGAAGAAGAAACTGTTAGGATGACAGCTCAGAGCATAATTCGTAGAGGAGAATCTCTTAAAGCAGACAGAGGGGTTTGGGATGGGCACTTCCAAGAAGTGGCAGAGTTAGTCTTTCCGAACCACCCTGATTTCTTGGGAGATTTAACTGTGGGTCAAAAGAAAGGTCTTAAGACCTACGACTCTACAGCTATTCACTCTGCGGAGATGCTCGCTTCAGGTCTACACGGTAGACTTACCAACCCAGCAAGTGAATGGTTCAAATTAGAGTTTGAAGACTCCAATATGAATAGAACTCGCAGGTTCTCTTCTTGGTTGCAAGAAGTAGAAAAGACTATGTATAAAGAGTTGCGAAACTCTGTATCTGCTTTCTCTACTCATGCTCACGAGATGTACCTTGAATTTGTAACTTTTGGTACAGGAGTTTTGTTTATAGGGGAGACAGCAGACCTTGATGGGGTCTTATACAAATCGATCCCTCTTTCTGAAGCTTATATTGCAGAGAGCCAAGACGGGATAGTGGATACTTTATATAGGTTCCCAACTTTTAAAGTGCGCAACTTAGTTGATAAGTTCGGTCTTGATAATGTCTCTAAAAAAATCCAGAAGCTTTATCAAGATGAAAAATATGATTTAGACATACATATTATCCACGCTGTAGAGCCCAAAGAGGGCAGATGGTCTTCTGTATATGTGGAGATAGAGACTAAGCAAGTTTTGAGAGAAGGTTTCTTTGACTCTTTCCCGTACGCTGTCCCTAGGTTCTATAAAGCAGCTGGCGAGACATACGGTCGTTCCCCAGGTATCACTGCTCTACCAACGGTTAAAATGTTGAATGAGATGCAGAAGACACTTATTAAGGCTGCTCAGAAGGTTGTTGATCCTCCTTTACTAGCCCCTGATGACGGGTACTTAAACCCTGTACGGACAGTCCCAGGCGGGATTAACTATTTCCGTCCAGGTGCTGATAAGATTGAAGCCCTGAACACCCAAGCCAACATCCCTATTGGTCTTGAGATGGTACAACAAGCTCAGGAAGCAATTAGATTAATGTTCTTTGTTGACCAACTCTCTTTGCCTAATAAAGCAGAAAGAGTTACTGCTACAGAGATTATGCAACGCACTGAGGACTCTATGAGGTTACTCGGGCCAGTTGCTGGACGTATCCAATCAGAAGCTTTGGAAGTAGTTATAGATCGTACTTTCAAAATCTTATTGACACAAGGAAAGTTCCCCCCAACCCCAGAAGGATTGCAAGGGTCAGATTTTAAAGTTAGCTATACTTCCCCAATTGCAAGAGCACAACAACAGTTAGAAGCTCTATCTTTGCAAAGGGTACTAGAGATTATGACCCCTTTTGCTTCTATTGATCCTCAAATTATGTCAAGATTTGATAGTGAGGAAGTTTTGAAGGGTGTGTCTGAGATGTTCGGTCTCCGTCCATCTTTTCTCAAAACAGAGGAGGCAGTTGAGGCAGAGAAGCAACAGGCTCAGCAAATGCAGGAAATGGCTCAAGGGGCTGAGATCGCAAAAACAGGGTCTGAAGCGGCTCTTAACCTTGCTCAAATTCAAGGAGTACAAGGTGGCTAGTGATTTAAAAATTGCATACAACAAAGCTTTAAAAGGGGATGGGAAAGTATTAGAGGACATTCTAACCTTTTGTCATTTCTTTGAACCCTCTGATGAGACAGACCCCAATGTGGCTTTGTTGAAAAACGGAAGGCGTGATGTTGCAGTATTCATCTTACAGCGTTTAGGCTTAACTGATAAAGATTTTAGTAAAATATGGAATTAAACAAAGGAGTTTAATATGGACAATGAAGTACCACAAGAAGAGGCAACCTCTTCAGAAAATTGGAGAGACTCACTACCAGAGGATCTTCGAGATAATGAGAGTTTACAGAAGTTTACAACAATAGACGGACTTGCGAAGTCTTATGTAAATGCTGAGCAGATGATTGGCAAAGATAAGATGGTAATGCCTGAATCAGAATCTGAATGGACAGAAGTATACTCTCGTTTGGGAAGACCAGAAGAGTCCTCAGGGTATGCTTATGATCTCCCACAAGAGTCAGGTAAAGAATTGATGGATGCATTCAGCGAGAAAGCGCATAGCGTGGGGCTGAATCAAAAACAATATCAAGAGATACAAGATTGGTATTGGGACGCTTTTAAATCAGGTGAGCAAAACAAATTGGCTGATCAGGAAACGCAGTTTGTAGATGCAGAGCTTGCTTTGAAACAAGCGTGGGGGGAGAAGTTTAATGCTAACCTCACACTTGCTAACCGAGTTGCTGACGAGTTTGGAGGGGAAGAGTTTACAGATATGCTGAGTCAAAAAGGGCTCGATAATGATATCACTATGACTAAATTCCTTTACAACCTCGCTCAGAAAACAGGTGGAGAGACAAGTCTGGAGGGGGACAAGGGCAATGGTGCTCTTAGCCCTGACCAGATGCAAATGCAGATAAACGATCTTATGGCTCGTCCTGCGTACTTAAACAATACAGACCCGAGCCACTCAACAGTGGTGAAACAGGTACAGGGTTTATTTTCTAGATTACATACCGAGTCCAGTAATGGGTAACTCAAAACAAGATTTAACTTTTAATTTTATTATATTGGAGCTACAACAATGAGTGTACAAATTACTACGGCTTTTGTCGAACAGTATTCTGCCAATATCCAACTGCTAAGTCAGCAGAAAGGGTCTCGCTTGAGTGGACTTGTCCGCAACGAAAGCGTAACAGGTAAGAATGCCTTCTTTGAACAAATTGGAACGGTTGCTGCGCGTGTGCGTACTTCTCGTCATTCAGACACCCCACGCATGGATACACCCCATTCACGCAGACGCGTTTCTTTGGTGGACTATGATTGGGCTGATCTTATTGACA